GCCGAACCTTACGTTGACAATTGGTTGCGCACCAGGCAAAGCGTATCTGATCTCATCAGCAAGTTTTCCATCATCATGATGATGACGGACATGGCTCAGGTTCTGAATGGAACTGACGATGGCGCAAGCCTTCGAGAGCGTCTGGAATATTTTACGTTGACCCGTAACAATCAAGGTATTGGGGCACTCGATAAGGAACGCGAGGAACTTGTCATTCAAAACGTCCCTTTGAGTGGCCTGGATGCTCTGCAGGCTCAGTCTCAGGAGCAGATGTGCTCCGTCAGCCACATCCCTGCCGTGATCTTGCTTGGTATATCCCCTACAGGCTTCGGTAACCTAGCTGAGGGTGAGATTCGAGCATTCTTCGATTGGGTTCGATCGCTGCAATATCGCGATTGGAATTGGGTTGTCGTGCGGGTACTGGAGATCATTCAACTCATTCGATATGGCGTCATTGATCGAGACATTACGGTCAATTGGGAGCCGCTCTATCAGATGACGCCGAAGGAAGAATCCGAACTTCGTAAGACCGATGGGGATCGAGACGTCGCGTATATCAATAGCGGAGTTCTATCGGTTGAGGAAGTACGCGAGAAGTTAGCACGTAACCCCGATAGTGGTTACGAAGGATTAGACGTCACCCAAGTCCCTGAGATGGATAATGAAGAACAAGAGGGTGACGGAGATGACGATTGAACAGGAAATTGAAGATGCTATAGACAACGGAGCTTATCCGTTGTTTCTTTTTGGTTTGGTGAATTTGGCCTCTACTGGCCGAGCAGAACAACTGATGGAGATCATCAATCGAGTTGGGCAAAAGCGCTATTTAAGCGCAGAGGAGTTTGCGAAATGAACGCACCTAAGAGTCGGCAGTTTGCGTTAGGGATTGTAGTCGCTTTAAGCTGTATTGCGTTCATGGGTGCAGTGAACGGCGTGTTTGCCAACATCACTGCCAGCGGCTTTGTGAATGCAGTAAGCGGCTACCAGGTGAACGGTGCGGCCGGCAGTTCTGGGCAGGCTCTTTGCTCAAACGGAACGGACTTCAATACCCCATGTTCGATCATGAGTCCGACGACTATCTTCAATCAGACCGTCGATGCGAACGGTACGGCGCAGACCCAACGCTTGGCTTTCAACCTAATTTCAGGCACCAATATGAGCGTCGGATGTGCGGACAATGGTGGGGCTGGTCGGACTGATTGCACGTTCAACAATACATTCAGTCTTCCGAACGTGGGGACGGCCGGAACCTACAATTATCCAATTTCCACGATGACTACCGACGCTCAAGGTCGTGTTTCAGGAGTAACGGTAAGCAGTGTGTATATCCATTTAACCTGCGTTACAGGAGGTTGTTATAAACGCGATCCTGACGGCTTAATTACTGAAATTTTATTCATTGGTTCCTTAAACAACAACACTACTACTACGGTGCCTTTGTTATTCCCCATGCCGACTTCTTATATTGGCGGAAATTGCTCAGATAACAGCAGTCGAGTGCAGACCGGAAATACTCAGGCAATTGGAATTAACGTGGTAGGTCTGTCGGCTCCCTTCTCACAGGTATTCGTTCTCGGCCCATCTACTGCGCTTTCGGCCTCATGCACAGTTTGGGGTGACTGAGATGATCGCTAAACTGCGACCGATCAGAGCGAACGCCGGCCTCAGACAGCGTTACCAGAAGCAGATGCTCGCTCTGATCGACGACATGACTGCCAGCATCCTCTATTGGCTGCAAGCGCAGTACCGCGAAGCCCCACCAGTGGCCGCGATGGATGCTACCCCATCCCAGGAGATGCAGAAGCGCTTCGCGGACCTCAGGAAGCGTTGGATGAGGCGCTTTGATAAAGCGGGTCCGAAGATCGCCAAAGCTTATCTCAAGAGCCAACAACAAGCGACCGATACTGCGATGCGCAGCGCTTTGAGGGATGCAGGATTTTCCGTCAAGTTCAAGATGAGCCCGACTATCGCAGATGCTTTCAACGCTTCCCTGACTGATAATATCGGACTCATCAAGAATTTGGCTGATCAACAACTCAGTCAAGTGCAAGGCGCATTCTCCCGTGCGTACTCACAGGGTAAGGGGCTCGATGTAATGATGGATGATCTCATTCGTATCGGCGGCGTAACGCGGCGGCGAGCTGCAAACATAGCTCTGGATCAAAGTAACAAAGCGAATGCTGTAGTCGAGCGCGCGCGTCGTCTGGAGTTGGGTATAGAGGAAGCGGAGTGGCGTCACAGCGGGGCCGGCAAGCATCCGAGGGTAGAACATCAAAGGGCAACCGGACGCGTCTACAAGGTACGCGAGGGTTGCCCTATCAAGAACGAGAAAGGTGAGATCGAGTTCATCAATCCTGGGGAGAAACCCTTCTGCCGCTGTATTTCTATCAGTCGGATTCCGGGGTTGAAGGTGTTGGGTTAGCGAATCACCGCCCAGATGAACGTTCCGCACCATCCCAGGCCAGTCCAACCAAAGAAGAAGTTGCACCAGAATATGGCGGTTACTTGCTTATGGTGGCGAGCTGAAGCAATCATCCAAGGTAGGAAATACAGCAAGAGTGCCGCAAGTCCGACGATTACAAACACAGTGGGGTCAATCATTTCTGCCTCCGAAGCATTTCGTTGAGAACTTCGCGCTCACTTTGAGTAAGCGGTTGAGGAAGGGGCTGTTTGGCAGCCCACTCCATTACGACTTGGCTAACGTACCCTGGTTGGTTGGGTCTGAGATCCATCGTGCATCCTTTCCGCTGAGTCGAGAGCTTCGACGAGATCGAAGTAATAGCGGAATGCTGGCTTGGATCGAAAGAATCTCCGCTTGATTGTGGGACGATTCTTGCCTTCAGGGATGAAAATCACCTTCCACATGAGGAAGCGATAGAGGTAAAGTCTGCCTTGCGAGAACTTCTGGCATCTGATGCGTGTCATTGATCTCCTCCGAGAGTGATTACAGATTCTCACACTACGCGTAGTGTGTCAACTGATATTTGCATCAAAATAGATTTTGTTATATTTAAGCACGTCATGCCAGAGTTCAATGAAGCGGATCACCCTCGCGATGCGGACGGTAAATTTACTACTGTCGAGGGCGCTTCTTCTTTTTTGGCGGCTAACCGCCCAAAAGGGATGAGTCGATGGACTAGCGGACCTCTCCAGCGAGAATTGAAAAATCCTCAATATTCACTTTTGAACCCTAATGAAGTGAGACGGTCTTTGATGCAAAAGCAAGATGAATTGCAGAAGTCTTCTTTTGTTAACTCAGGGGCGGTCAGTTCACAAGAACTTGAGGCTTCTCAAGAATTGAGTGAAGAAGAAAAAGAAGAAATTCGCCAAGAAGAAGAAAAAGCAGCGCGTCTATTGAAAGAAATCGATGAACAAATTGAATTTCACGAAACTCAAGTAGAAAAACCGACAAATGAATTTGCTAATTTTTTAAAATCCAAAGGTATTGATTTTAATCTTAAAGGGAAATGGGGATCAAGTCGGTATTTCACCTTAGACGATCCTGATAATCCTGAAGAAAAGTCAATCAAAATCCGAGTAGCTGATCATCCGCAAGCTAAATATGAAGTTCGAGGGAAAATGGTCAAGCGTGGAGGTTGGACTTCTGAAGGTTCCCATGAGGAAGCCGATTACTCTATTGACCCTGAAGAAGGGGATTTAGAAGGTGCTAAAACCTTTATTAAGTCTAAATTTGGATTGAGAGTGGCGATGGATTCTCCGGAATTTGTCGAAGCCGACCATCCTCGTGATGCCGAAGGAAAGTTCGGCAATGGAAGTGGTTCGTCTTCTCTTTCAGAGGAAGAGGATTACGCTGTCAATCATTATGTGCAGCCTAGCGACAGTCCGACCGGTTTTCTCAAGCTAAATTCGGCTCTTCGATCATCTTCAAAACTGGATGATGACCAGAAAAAGCAAGTAAAACGGCTCGACGCTGCGATCGCCAAATTGCCTAAATTTGAGGGCCGAACCTATCGTTCGGTTCATATCGAGCCTGCTCAAATTGATAAATTTCTGTCATCTCACAAAGAAGGGGATACGATCAGTTTTCCGAACTATCTTTCAACCAGCAAAGATACGACTCGTGTTCAAAATGCCCGAATTGCCTACGTGATCGAAGGTTCTTCTGGGGCTGATCTTGAAGGGGTTTCCTTAGATACTCCCGAAAAGGAAGTGTTGTATCCGCGTGGTTCCAAATTTGAGATTACCCGCGTTGCTGCTGGAAATAATGGTAAAACCATCATAGGTATGCGGGAAGTGAGAAAAGAATCCGTTGCGATGGACTCAACGATGAGGACGTATACCGCCGATGGGCGGCTCCACATCGCTCGTTCGCACATCACTAAGGCTTGTGTCAATAAATATTATGGCCGCGAGATTCCTGGCTGGGAAGCCCTCGGGCTCAATCGTGACCAGGCATACTTCCTGCTACGCGATCCTGAAGAACTCGCCCGCGCTGCCGAAACCTTCCGGATGCTTCCGATCCTCAGCAAGCACGTCTTTGTCACTGATTTTGACGGGATGAGCGAGCAGGAAAAGAAGCAATATATCGTCGGCTCGACCGGCAGTGATGTTGAGTTCCTTGATCCTTATCTCGATTCCGACACGACCATTTGGGACGTGAATGCTATCGTTGGGATTGAGACGGACCGGGTACGAGAGTTCTCTTGCAGTTACCGATATGTACCAATAATGACATC